TTGAGGAGTTTTCACAATCCTTCTCCGGAATAGAGCTCTCACATCAAGGTTATGTCCGTGGTGGTTCTGTCGGCCTTTATGGGCGCGATGGTTCAGATACCTCGGCTTTTGACTTTGATCACGGAGCTCTAGAAACGACTCTGACCGCACGCAGAAGGTCTGAGATTTCTTTCTCAGGTTCCTTCACTTATTACATACCTACCGCTCCAGGTTTCCTGGACGATATGGCACGTTATAAGGAATACAGTAAGCGTCTCTTTGGAGAGATGACACTGCAAACCGTGTGGCAACTTACAAAATGGTCCTGGCTTGTGGACTGGTACGCGCAGATTAGCTCCACATTGGAGCTCGTCGATCGCGTGTCAGATGACAACCTCGTGATCAACTACGGATACGTTATGGCAGAAACGCAAGTTACTGTCGAACAACGTACCAAGTTGACGTACTCCGCTGGCCATGAAGGCCAGCTTAAGTACGTGAACTCTAAATACGGACTCCTCAAAAAGGAACGTATTAGAGCGAATCCGTACGGATTCATCACGCCTGAGGGTATAGAATTAAACCCTTTCAGGCTGTCAATCCTGGCAGCTTATGGAATGACTCTGGCCAAATGACCAGAGTCTGAGCTGTCAGAACCCCCACTTACGTGGGCCAACTAAATATATAATTGAATATATATCCAGCAGGAGGGCCTTTAACATGGCACTAGCAGATCCCCAGTCCATTCAGTTCGGAGCTGCGGCAGCGATTTTGCTGCCTCGAGTTACTACACTTCCAAATGGTAGTGTTTATAGCTCAGCAGACGGCACAGTTGATGTAACTGTGTCGCAATCCGCGAAAGGACGGAAGCGTACGCTCTTTAAGAGCTCACGGAAGAAGATCTCGACCAACGTTCTGAATGATCTTAAGTCGGAAATTGGCGCAAGCGTCAATATTTCGATCGATCGTCCAGGCGTCGGTTTTTCTGAGACCGAACTTCTTGAGCACGTTAAGGCGACCTTCACAATGCTAACGGCTTCCACTGACGCGAATCTTAAGAAGATTCTCGGCATGGAGTCCTAGGTGTACTCCGCAGTAGATATTCTACTGGGACTCACCGTTTTGAGCATAGTTGTGGGTGCTTCCTTTGTTTCTAGCTTTGCAGCTAGGAACTTTGGGGTTTCACGTCGTCGTCGTCACTGATGTGACTTCGAGGGCACTATGAAGTGTTTTAAGGCCTGGACTGTTTCCCTTATGAAAGGTAGACATGAAAAGCCTATTAACACTCCTGCAATCGCTCACCACTGAATGTGGAGAGCAATGCTCAGTCGATACCACAATGGATCTTAAAACAATCCATCGTCGGTTTGAAGGTGAGGGACTAGAGTTTTTAACTCTCGTCTTGCCTCAATACTGCTCAGATCTCGAAAGAGCCCTGGACAGTGGCGAGGTACTCCCTTCCTCTTTTCTTGGTTTCAAGAAAAGGGGACGACTCCCCGTTTTATTCGGGGGGTTCATGGAGCTCATCTTCGACCGCGCAAGCGGTATGGTGCTTGACGCTCCTCGCATTGATGCGATTCGATCTATTCGGCAGTTAACTTTACTGCTTAAGAAAATCGAGATACCCTGCACCCCTCAAAGGGAGCAGGCAGCATTCGATGCGTACGTCAAGTCAAATGAGGAAGTCCAGGAGGCAGAAGAGGCTCTTGAAAGCGAGTATCTCACTCGCTTTGAGAACCTTAGTCGCATCCTGTTCAGCCAGGTCTTCTCGCAAGTTAATCTCGATATTGAGACGTTTGCGTTGAAGCCTAAGCACGGTCCTGGAGCCACCGCTGATAGAAATCTCGGGAACCAAAAGTTCCTGAGTATCTATTCCGGCGAGTGGACCCAGCGCCTTGAAACGGTTTTTCCACATAGTCTCTATGCCACTACCCGTGGCTATGAAACCGACGTGGAGTCCGCCGTTGTCTTCCTCGATCCTGAGATGGAAAGACCAGCTAAGGTCATTTCCGTCCCTAAAACACAAGGGGCACCCCGAGTTATCTCTATTGAGCCCACTGTCATGCAGTATCTGCAGCAGGGGATCAAAGATAGCTTGGAAAATGGAATAGAGCGAGATAGTATACTCGCTTCTATGATCAGCACAAAAAGTCAGGTCCCTAACCAGGTCCTGGCTCGTGAAGGGTCCATTAATGGGCTCTTGGCTACGCTCGATTTGAGCGAGGCTTCTGATCGTGTCCCTTATCTGTTGGTACGGAAACTGGTGCATCGTTTTCCTCATCTTTCTGATGGGGTTGATGCCACCAGGTCTCGTACTGCGGATGTGCCGGGTCATGGAGTTGTGAAACTCCACCGGTTCGCGTCTATGGGATCAGCTCTCTG